ATGTGCGTGTAACGCTCAGCTGTCTCAAGGTTCTTGGCTGTCTCAGCGACAATGAAGTTATCAATGCCAAGGTATTCCGAGACAGGTCTTTGTAGGACTTGGTCCCAATAGACCTTTTTGAAAGCAGACCCTTTAAGTGCCAAGTTGAAAGCCATGCGTTCTGTTTCGTCCGCATACTCCGTCATGACATTGTTAATCTGGTAATTCAGGAACTCTTGAACTCTAAGGGCTTGTTGCTCTTTAACCTTCTCAGGGTCTGCACCGAGTACTTGGACTCTTGCAGGTCCCTTGGCAGGGAGCAACTCAGCGGTAAGCTTGCTTTGGAATTTAACGGCAGATTCTAGGATAATCGGGTGAGTAGCTGTACAACCACCTTCAATGGGACTCATGGCGGCACCGGGATCATCCGGGTTCAAGCCAAGAGAACGTATGCCATCTGAGAGGATACTTTCCCATTCTTCGCGGGATTCCATATCTGCTGCACATGCATCAATGACATCCTCGGCAATAGCTGCTAGAGTCCTGTCATCCATGTGCTCCGCGATATTCTCATAGTGTCCCCCGGCTCTGAAGACACTGTCCTCAAAGACATCTCCTTCTTCCGGAAGGTCAAACTCAACACCACCGTCTTCTGTCTCTGTGAAGTCAGGTTGTTTATCTTTGCTCTTTCCCATTCCAGAAAAAATATCAGTGACTGCCATAAGTGTTCCCTAACTAAGTCCTATCTTGGATCAACCAAGTTCCAATAAGAAAGCCTAGGTTGGTAGGCCCCCGCATCTTCATCTTGGTAATCATCGTAACCTTCGTGTGTTACATTAAAAGAATCTCTCATCCAAAGTATAGCCTGTGTGAAGGTATCCGTCAAGTCATCATGGATATCGAAGGGAAACTGGGTAACCTCAGAAATTAGTTCTCTTGCAAAGCTTTTCGGTCTAATCGTATCATCATCAAGTCTATCTGCTGGTACCCATACTCTCCCAGATTTAAGGAAAGGGGTGCAGGCATGTGCTCTAGAGACTTTGTCCTTATCCGGGATATACTCGGTTACCGGAAGATTCCTACGTCTAAGTTCTTGGATTAGGGATTGCCCAGAGGCTTTCTTTTCAATCAGGAAGGCGTCAGGGTTACTATAGGCCTTGTTGATCTCCATAACCTTCTCACAGAGTACTGGGAACTCCCAGCGACCTCTGCCACACTCTAGGAGAATCATATTGTTGACAATAACCTCTTTACCTAGGAGATCCTCTAGGCCTGTCTTGAAAACGCCCCAGACAGAAAAGGCAGAGAAGTCTGCTGTCTCCCTAGTGCTAAAGGCAGTATCCAAGGATACCAAGAGATACTCAAGGGCAGGGGGTTCTGCATCTGTCCAATACTTGAACTCGGCTTCCTTGAAGATGTTACCTTCTTCGGGTACAGGGTTCTGCATGTACAGAGCATTCCACTTGGCCTCAGACATCCCCTTGTCCCCCTTCTTGTCTAGGAGAAGTTCTGTGGGCCAGAGTTCCGGCCAGAAGCTTTCTCCTTCGGGTAATCCAAGGAGATCAGAGGATTCTTTGTTAAGGAAGGCAGGGATACTGATTACCTTCCAAGGTACCTTCGATTCCTCATCGGCCCTCATTATGAAACCGGAGAGATCATCAATGTGCCAGCGGGTGTTCACGATAATCTCGGAAGCACCGGGAAGTAACCTAGTTCTCAGGCCGGGAACATACCAAGTATTAATCTTTGTCCTGTCCGTGTCACTGTAGGCTGTTTGTTCAGAGATAACATCGTCACAGATACTGATATGCGCCCTACGTCCAGCAATAGGCACCCCGGCACCAGCTGCATAGTAGGTACCACCCTCGGTAGTATCCCAGCGACCAGCAGCTTTAACATCCTTGCGAATCAAAGTATTGGGGAAAATGGTGTTATATTCAGGACTTTGCATCAAATCTCTGATTTGGCGCCCCATGTTGTCTTCTGCGAACTGTTTAGTGTGTCCAACGTGCAAGATACGCCACTTTGGATGCCTTCCGAAGACCCAAGTTACGAATAAGTTGAGAATTTTGGACTTCATGGAGCCCGGAGGCAAGAAAATCTGCAAGCGTTTACCAAAGATAACCTCAGTACCGCCTAAAAGGGTACTTTTTACCGTCCTACGCTCAATTCTTTGCAATTCCGTGGCCATTACCTCGATATGAGAGCCATTGATGAACCCCTCCGGCAGGGTTTCGGGGGCCATAAGCTTCACATAGGTGTAAAAGTGCTCCCTAGCCTTAGAAATGAGGACAGAATGGATATATTCTTGGGCTTGAGACTTCTCCTTGGGTGTTAAGAGATGCCAATTGTCTTGGATTTCTTCTATAAGTTCGTCGCTTTGGGACATTAGTTACCTATCTTAGTTATATCTTAGTATCTTAAGGTAAAGTAAAGATATACCTAGGATACCTAGGTACATCTTAGATTAACTAGTCTAACTAGGGGATCTAAGAGTATCTAAGAGTATCTAAGATACCCTAGGGACCCATCCCTAGTATACAAGTGATTCTAGGGTTTGTCAAGTCCGAAGGGAATTGGGTCATCTGGATCATCTAGATCTTCTATGACCTCTAAAGTAGGATCTTCAGAAGTACCCACTCGTACTCTAGCCTTATCCAGAATACTTAGCATACTCTTTGTATCATTATCTACCTCTTCTCCTTCTCGTAACTCCTTAGCCTTTTCTTCGATCTTGGCTTTGGACCTATTGGTATCTTGGAATAACCCTAAGATACGCCCTAGGTGTTCAGAGGCCTTGTTAGCCTCGGCATACTTGCCTTCCTCCATGGCCTTCATAAACACATTCCTAAAGTTATTAACAATCTCGGTAGAGTTCAAAGCTGCAGCTTGAATCATGGTATTAAGACCCAAGGCTATAGTCATCTGAACATTCTCGTTATTCAAAGTGTTCCAACCTACCTGATTGGTATTCTTTGCTTTAGACCCAGCAATTCTAGCTGCTTCAGAAGCACAACCAGTCTCTAGGTACCCTTCCACAAATCTTCGTTGAAACTCAGTTAGCTTGAAGAGTGCCTTTCGGTACGCCTCAGGCTTCTCTTCTCGCCAATTACCATAGTGTCTAGTTGTCTTGTCGTCTTCCGACATATCTTTTCCTTTCTAAGATTTATCCTAGGCGCTTCTCAGGAGCTTCCTAAGGTGCCTAGGCGATTTCCAGTACCCCACCACCTGAGTAGGTGCAGAGGGCTCTCAGGAGGCTTCCTAGAGCCTCCTAGGATGTATCTACGATACCCCTGTACCCCTATGTACTTCTAGGGATACAAAAATAAAAAATATAGGGGACTTACAAAGTACATCAACACATCATAACACCCTAGGTACCCCCCCGCACCCCTAGGTACCCCCTACGTACACCAAGGTACTGGGGGGTGTATGGTACCTACGGTACAGCTTCACTGTTATTTTTCCACCCCCCGGTCCCCAAATCCACAGAATAGGTCGCCCCACCTCACAGATCGATCACGGTATTGTGATCAGAGAATCATTGACATATATGGTGGAGTGCCTATGTTCATAGGGTCAACACAACACAGGGAGATTGACATGAGTAAGGCTTATCACAAGGGTTATGCCCGGCAGTCTTGGTATGACCAGAGCGGGAAAGCTAAGGGTCAACACTATGTTCACCCTTTCTTTCAGAACAATGCAGTACCAGTGACCAGTGGTCATGTGCCAGTGCGACCCACTAGGTCTGCATCGTCTGGCAAACCTAAGACCATCTATGCGGCAGAGCGGCAGCCTGTGCCCGGTGGTCGCACTAGGGTTATCCCTATGATTATGCAATGTCCTATGACATTCATTGAGGCTTTGACGTTCTGGGCAAACAACGGCTTCAACAAAGAGGACTTCCCGTCCACCTTCACGTCCTACTCAGTGAAGTAACTCAGTTAGCCTAGGGGACTTCGGTTCCCTAGGCTTTTTCTTTGTCCAAAGGATCACTATCACGGATAACCCGATGAGTCCCCCAGATAAGCCACCCTTCAATGATGCACCTTAGAAGCCCCAGTGAATATGCAGTGATGCGCATATAAAGGTATCTGCATATGTGGATACGGTGATAGTTCAGTGGTATGCCTTGGGAGCACATGCAATGTTTGTGCCAGTGTATAATCTCCCCGATCAATTCTTTGTGATAAAAGAACCCTTGTAATGACACTTTGTCATCCCATATCTATAGGGTCAGGGTGATGCACCTTGCATCCCTTGGCA